TCTAGTACATTTGCTGTGCCAGTCACATTAACTTTAGTGTATCGATCAGGATGATCTAATGACTCCTGGACAGACGTTAATGCGGCTAAGTGGAATACACATTCAGAACCTTTTATCATCGAGGCGATCATCTTGGGATCCTCGGTAATATCATAATCTCTAATATCAATACCGGCTAGCGGCAGATTAGATTTTTTACCGGTTGAGAAGTTATCAATGACGGTAGGAAAAAAGCCTTCACTGATTAATAATTCTACTAGATGAGAGCCGATGAATCCGGCTCCACCTATTACTGTGACTTTTCTTAGCATTTATAGAGAATTAAAGATTAATTATAATTGACCCTTGGTTCCTACTTCAGAAGCTGTTTCGCCAGATGGTGCGGTTTCTGCAGCAGGTTCAGAGGCGGTTCCTCCAGCTGGGGCTGCTCCTCCTGCTGCTCCAGCCGCAGCAGCTTCGGCTTCTCCCTCAGACGTAGCTTGATAACTCTTGTTCTTGGCAATATCCTCATCACTTAGCTTCAAGTATTCTTTAATCAAGTACTCAGTTGAGAAGTAAGGTTTATTTTCATCATTAACTACAGCTTTCATAGCATTAAGGGTTGCAAGACGCTTGTTAAGTAGCTCTTGAGTCTTAATTTCTTCAAACACGTTATCATCATGCCATGTTAAACCAACCGCATTCGCGAATCGATGATCTGACTTAAGGTCCTTAACGTCTAAACACATTTGCAAGTAGAGAGGTTTAGTCATTAACTCCTTGAATGCTGAACGTAAACGCTTGATGAATTTATTGTAACGAATTTCCTCTCTTGAGATTCCCTCAGCGTTCATTGTGTAAGAACCCTGATTTTCAGACCAACGAGAGTAAGGTAATTTAGAATCAAGTTTTAATTTATCTTGGAAGTATTTTAGGAGTTCAGACCCTGATAAATTCGGTCCAGGATATTCCAATGCTTCAATATCGATAGCCTCGCCTCGATCATTCTTAGGTAAAACATAGTTCTTATAGAACAGGATATTAGGTTTACCGTCAACCATTAATTCTCCGGAACTGCCATCAAATGAAATGTCTTCCTTTAGAGTATTTGTGAATTCGCGAACGTCCTCCTTTGCCTTTTGCATTGACTTGGTTCCAACTGGAACGGTGGTCTTTAAACGAATAGGCGCGTTCATTGTATGCCAAATGACCTTAGAGTGCTCAATCAAACGCAATAGGTTAAATGAACGAATTAAACGTTCAACAAAACTAACTCGCTTCGTTCTAAATTCATTTGAGTAAGAAATGTAGATGATCTGAGAATCAGTTAATGTACGATTCATTTTATTAACTGGATCACGTTGAGCCCATTGTAAGTAAATACGACCACTTGAGTCCTTTTTAACTTCAGGGTAAAGAGTAGATGGATCCAATTCTTTAAAACCAATAATGTCCTTTGGATTAGTTAGGTTATCGTAAATGATTTCGAATGCCAAGTGACCTTCAATTAACCATTGATAGAAGTACTGCCATGCAGAAATACCTCGGTCAAAGCCCCATGCATTGTAAATCTTTTCAAAATTTTCTTGGTACTTGTCCAAGATCTTTTGTTGATAATTCAATCGCTCATCCTTGTTCTTTCCACGATAGTTGATTTCACCAACTAGATCGTTTGGATAACAGAAACGGTTATCTTGGTCAAATACGATTGCATCGTCTGCAATAGTTTCAATAACGAATTCAATCTCACCGTTTGAGGCAAGATCTCGAAGACGCTCTCTTTTTTGAACGTAATCCAATTGAAAGAATGCAATTGACTTATTCTTGAGTGAAGACGTTGTGTCCGATAGAGCAAGAGTTGCTTTCATTAGGTCATCGCCTAATGCATTGTTGAATCCCGTTAGCTGGCCCTCAATGTAACCGATTGCTTGGGAATTCTTAACGAGTAGATCATCGTACTTCATGCCGAATCGGCTAAGTGCTGTTAAACCTGATCTAAGTCCTCTTACTGGATTGCTATCTAAAAATCCTGCCATTTATTTATGTTATGTTATTTCAAAAAGTCTGAAATTTGTGACCTTGTCGCAATAGATTCATCACGAGAGTAGTTGACTTCTCCAATTTTTGGCACATTCGGCCAATCTATTAAGCGCAAGTATCGCATTTCTTCTCTGTTATATTTATCAACCAGGAACTCAAATTTAATACCTGAATATGGGCTGATACTCATTATGAAATTCTTATCAACTTTTCCAAAAGGATTCATCTCAGGTTGTCGAATTCGCTTTGGATACTCTAGGAATCCGCCCTTATCATCAGTTAGATTAGACAGGACTGGTAAAATCCTCTTCAGATATGTCTGAATGAACTTTCGCCTAAGAGTCTGGGGCATTACTTTAAGATTGAAACCAAATTCAATCGGCCCGCTGCTTCCCAATGAAATGAATATTGGATAGTTATCAATGTAGGGTTTTGAGCCCTTAGTTTGACCGGTAGTGTAATCGTCTAGACTAGGCAAACCGTCATTACCCTTAATTGTTTTCGCAACGAATGTATAGACATGGCCCGGAATCAAGATTGGGACCTGTACTGACTCTTCTGCGAATCGGTAATTTGGACCAGGTTGAGTAAAATTTTCGACCCGGCCAGTTTCAATGTAGTCCTTTATTTGCTGTATTGCCATTACTATCTTTTATATTGATTTGAACAGAAAGTTTTCGGTAATTATTCCGAATTTTAAACCTCTAACCGAAGCAAATTCTTTTGCTGCTTCGAATTTAGCCTGGTTGACGATGTATTGTTTTGCTGCATAGACATAATTTGCAGTCTGCTTATTCGTCATTCGGTCCGGTGCAGTGGGAGGTTTTGTGTACTTATCCGGCTTGATCTCTATTAGCCAAGACTGTTCTCGGCCTTCACTGTCCTTTGTGACAACGTAAAAATCAATGTAGTAAGTGTGACCTCTCTTGTCTAATGGGCTATAATAAGGAATTCCAACCGGCTCACTAGAGTACTTGATTACGGTTGGGCTGTGATCACACCATTTAAGAAACTTGAATTCCCAACTTGATCTAAATATGATTTGGGTTGGATCCCCGACGTATTTTTCAGGAAATGCGGGTTTAAAATAACCTTGTCTAATTGATCCGGCTCTTGGTTTTAAGAAGGTTTTGATGCTCTTCTGCTCTTTAGGTTTCATATAGTTATTTATAGGTACGCCATGTCAAACACAGTTTCGCTAAAATAGCTATTGATCCATTGACTAAAGTCACGAGGACTGTACTCAGGGTCCTTGGAATGGATGAAAGAGTACATATCATTGATGTCCTTGATTCTTTGAATTGACTTGATATCGTCAATTGATGAGAATTTCTTTTTTAGATAATCGATTGCCTTATTCCACAGAAACACTGAGTAGCCTTGCTTAATGAAGTTCATCATTTGAGTTTTACCGGCTTTATCCCTATCGAAAACAACTCGAGTAGCGCCCTTTGCTCCAAGATTAGCAAGAATACTTCTGGCTTTAGAGGCACCTGAAGTTGCAATGCAGTTCTCAAGTAGAAGAGAATCAAATTGACCCTCAGTCATCAAAATAGGTTTTGTGAAATCAACATTTAGGATATTGAAATAGTTGTTTAGGAAATTTGCATCCTCAACCAATTCCTTGTTTAGACCGCGTTGAGCAAAGATTAGCGAAAGATCCGTATATGATTTAATGATGTACTTTCTGTCAGAGTTTGGGTCAAGGCTACGAATTGCAAAGCCTAATAATCTACCTGATCTGCGATCAAAATTAAATATGTAAACTTTATTATCGCTAGCATCAGTGTAGAGACAATCGCCAAAGTCTTCAATAAGATTAAGATCCCTTGACTTGATGTATTGAAATGCAGTAGACTCTTCAGACACAGTATCAAGTCGCTTTAGAGAAAATCGATTTATTACATCGGTGATTGTGACCAATTGACTAGTATCAGAAGTTAGGAATCGTAAGAGTTGATTTTCAACCCGTTTTACTTTCACTGGCTGGTAATCTCCGTCCAATAAAAAGCTAGGCAACATGATTCCATGTTCCTTACTCATCTTGGCAATGAACTCACCTATCGGCAAGTATGCCATGCAACCATCATTAAAACATTTGTATGCTCCGGTGTCTAAATATAAGTTACCACGTTTTTTGGAGACCTTTTTATCAGAGTCACCACAAATTGGGCAGGCGAAATTTAATTTTCGAGAGCTGTGTTCTTCAATCTTTTGTTTTTCTGGCACATCATGAAATCTCTTACGTAGTAGGATTTCCAAGAAGGCAGTTACTTCCTCAATTCTCATTCTTTAATTTCGCTTATGTTGTTTCGGTCACTTGTTATATTTTTAACTCCACGAACCTTAGAGTTGTTCCAAGTCCAGATCTCACCAGACCCAGTCTGAATAACGACCCATTTTAAATCGTGATCCTCGCCGTAATCTATTAAGGCTACGGCAAATCCGTCTCCCAACGGAGTAGTTAATGGTATTGTTGGATTGAGTTGAACGATCATTTATTCAGCAGTGACTTTTACAGGTTTGGGTTTTGTTGCGGACTTGTATGCCTTTTCCAAATCATATCCCATTTTATAATAGTCCTTACCGGTCTTGACTGCTTTTTCGTATTTTTCAGTTTGCAACCATGAACCTCCAGTCGGACTGTTGATTATCTCAGTCCAGCCGTTTTCTCTTAGGTACTCTTGCATGGTTTAA